ATATTATACTTTAATCAAAATAAAAAGACAAGCACTTTATGCAAGAAAGAATACTTCCGCCAGAACCAAAAGAATTATATAACAGAATTAAACGATCGGCAAAGAAAAGAGGAATTCCTTTTGATGTGACAATTTATGATTTTTATTTTAATTGGTCAAGATTTTTCTTTATATAAATAGTAGATCAATTAAAGATTTTTAATTGGTGGCTTGTCGCGATATTGCAAGTATCCACAAGCTCTAATCATTCTAACATTTATTTAAGGAAACAAACATGACCAGCACAAATACTTATATCACCACAATTCCATACTTTTACATAATACAACATAAAACTTCTAAAAAGATGTATGCTGGCTCTAAATGGGCTGTTGGTTGTCATCCTGATGAATTTATGCAACCTAATGGATATCAAACATCATCTAACGCAATAAAAACTATAATAGAACAAGAAGGATTAGATTCTTTTGTAATTTTAAGGATTGATATTAATCTTGATAATTTATCAGCTTACGAATATGAATCATTGTTCTTACAAACACTGAATTGTGCTAGATCTGATGAATGGTATAATGGACACAATAATTCTGGTATGGCATTTGGTTTACCGGAATTTTATAAAAAATCTAAACAAACCGTACAAGAAAAATATGGTTACGATTTTATTACACAAGTTTCTGAAATAAAAGAACAACAAAAACAAACCCGATATGAAAAACATGGTGGGAATTTTTGGGGTGATGAATCATTAAAAAAACAAAAACAAACTGTACAAGAAAGATATGGTGTGGATAATGTATCACAATCTCTAATAATACAAGAAAAAAAGAAACAAACCACACAAAAAAGATATGGTGTTGAATATTCAACACAAATCCTAGAAGCAATAGCAAAAGGTAGGCAAACTAAACTTACAAAACATAATGGAAAATTTAGAAGCGATGATTCTTTGGAAAAAACTAAACAAACTGTACAAGAAAAATATGGTTATGAGTATATATCACAAGTCCCAGAATTAAAAAAGAAACAGAAACAAACTAATATAGAAAAAACTGGTTACGAATATTCAGGACAAGTTCCTGAATATAAAGAAAAGGCAAGACAAACCCGATATGAAAAAAATGGTGGAAAATATGTTAGTGATGTATCTTTGGAAAAGATTAAACAAACCCGATATGAAAAAAATGGTGGAAAATATGTTAGTGATGAGGAGATAGAAAGGCGGAAACATACACATTTAAAAAGAATTGGTTATGATAATCCATCAAAAAGACCGTTTCTTTCTATTGTTGAAACTAAGAGAACGTATCCTAAATGTATTATTTCTAGAGATTTTAAAGAATTTAAACAGTATTATTAATTGTTTGGCTTATTGCATTTAATAGATCATCTGATTTGCTTTACAATTCTGTAAAGCAAATCGAGCAAAAAATAATTTAACTGAAGAAGAATTAAAGAAATTGGGGTTATATTATTCTTAAATCGGTTGATTTGGCCAAACTGTTTCGAGTGGAAATCCTGATTGGAGAGTAATGTCCCTCAATTGTTGTCTATAAACTTTCCATTCATCTTTCTTTTCTTCTGATAATGGAGAATCTAAGCCCTGTGTCCAATCAGAATTAGATAATAATATCTGTCTTTGATTGTATATTGAAAGTTTACAGTTGTCTGTTGATATTAAAGATTTTATTTCTTCAACATTTTTCACACCAAGAACATTATTTTTTCTTTCATCAACTTTTGAACAATTTTGAAATGATTCTAATACTTGATTTAATCTATCTCCAGTAACAAAATTTTCATTTTCTATCGGCAATATTACTTTAAATGTGTTATTAGTTTCCTCAAATATAATTTCCAATTCCCCATATTCTGGATAATAATTTATTATTTTATATGACATATTTTTCCTTAATTATTTTCTTTAAAATCCCAAGCTTCATCTGATTTTGCCTCAACTCTTCCCCATTTTCCTATTGGGCAATATGAATAGCTCCATCTAATTTTAGCCTCAATAATACACCCACATTCTGAACACATTAACATTTTTTTACTTTGACAATTATCGCATATTACTTTTCTTTCTTTTGCATCTTCTGAGCTTGCGAATAACATTGTTTAAATCATTCCTGTAAATGTATAAGGACCTGTATGGGACAAATTAACCCATGGTGCTCCATATATTGTATAACCATTTTCTTTTGCTAATTTACAAAAATAATAATCTTCTGATAATAGAGTTTTTGTTTTTTCGCAAATACAAGTATTAAAATATTGATATAATAAAAATGTTGGCGCATTAATCGCCAATTGATCTGGAGTTAGTCCATCAAAAAAATATGTATCAACCTTATCCATCAAATTAAGAAATACTTCTTTTTTAATTAACATAAATCCAGTTCCTCCGTGCTCAATATTTAATAATGAATTTTCATCTAAATCCATATTATTTACACCGCATACAAAATCCCCTGTAAAATTTTTCAGATAGTAAGATTCTACATTTTGTTTTACAGCTTCTGAAACCTTTGTCCAATTTATACCTTTTTTTGGATAAATCCCACACATAATGTCTTTATCTATTGTCATCATCGTAACGATATCTTTAGGATCAAACCCGATATCCGAATCAATAAACATTAAGTGGGTTGCATCAGAATCTAAAAATGCTTTTACTATTTGATTCCTTGCTCTTGTTATTAAAGCATCATTTGTGACATAATGATACATCAACTCTAGCCCATTTGTATGAAATATTCCAGGAACTTGCATTAACGAATTAGAATAATTTATATTACACATTCCACCATAAACTGGTGTACCAATCATAACTTTTTTCATATTTTTACCATGCTATTAAAACTGCTCCACCACCTGCGCCTGCGCCTGCACCAGCTCCACCAGCTCCACCAACACCATATCCTGTGCCATTAGACCCACCTGCTCCACCATACCAATTACCTCCACCACCGCCTCCACCGCCAGACGGAGACCCACCTGCTCCACCACCTTTATTGCCACACCCACCTGGACCTCCACCACCACCAGTTGCTGTGTATCCAGCAAAAGAAGAGTTACCACCAGCGCCACCGGAATATCCGCCAGTACAAGTTCCATAATATGGACCACCACCACCGCCTGCCCCAACAGAAACAGCTATGGCTGAGTATGGAGCAACTCCTATTCCAATATTTTGGTATTTTCCACCAGATCCGCCCCCAGACCCTTGGTAACCATCACCACAAAAACATAAAGCACCACCACCACCACCAGCGCCAAAAATTGATGCAACAATATATCCAACACCCCTAGGAACATAAAATGTAAAATTTCCAGGAGACAAATAATTTGCCTGTGTAGTTGCAGTTTTACCAAAAAAATTTGCAAATGATATGGATCCAGAAGATAACCCTGCAAGCGTTCGTACATCATAATCGTTTAATGTTCCAGGAGTTGTAGCAGTTATATGTAATTCTGTATTTATACTAGAAAATGCAATTGCTCCTGATGATTGTAAAGTCATATATATATTCCAATATTAAATTATTTAAGTTATAGTATTTATACTATTTATACCATTTTTGATAGAAAATATCCAAACATAAATGTAATTATTAACGAATTTACAATATATAATAATTCTATAATTATTTTTCTGGTATTACTTATTATCTGCATAATGATTTTAAGTTGTAGATTAAAATTAATGTTGTCAATTATAAATCTTTAAATGTATCATTTAATTTTTGACAAACTAATGCAACTTCTTCTTTGACTGTAAATCCTGGAAGTATTTCTACATCGCATTTAATTGGTTTTTCAAATAAATTATTAGTATTTTGATATATAGAAGTTTCTATTCTATTAACCCATACTGTAAAGTCAGCATCAAATATATCACGTGTTTCTTGAAAAGGTGCAATAAAATCAACAATCACATATTTTGATTCATTCGAGGAACTGTTTGCTAAATCGCGCATTCGTTCGCTTTGACGAATTCGTCCATTATGACTAAAATCCCAATCATTAAATTGTTCTCTTACTGTATCTGCATTAAACCAAAGACATTTTAATTTTTTCTGTAATGCTTTTGCTAATGCAGTTTTACCAGATCCAGGCAACCCCATTATTAATATTTTCATTTTTCAAACCTAATTGAATCAAAACCTTCTAGAAGTTCAGGTTTTTCATAACCATCTTTCATTTGTGATATAACACGTTGAGATATAATTTTACCTTTTCGACTTTTCAATCTTCGATTATGTTCTTTTTCTTGTGGTAAATCAAACACAATAGCTATCTTTAAATAATTGTCAGGGATTTGTTTTAACTTTAAAGCACGAGAAGCTTTATTAATATTTGTTTGATCCCAAACGATATGCTTTTGATCATTTACTGCTGATGCTATTTCTGCATCCATTAGATTTTTAGCAATGTTATAATATTCTGCAAAAACCTCATTATATGTTTTGTTCAAATTTTTAGCATAGTTATCGATATGTTTATCTGTTGATACAATAGCTACTGTAGAATCAAATTTTTGCTTTTCCACCCAAGTAGATTTGCCAGAAGCAGGCAATCCGACCAGCATGTATAATTTGGGCATTATTTTTTTTCCTCGATTAAATTTTTGTTAGTTTCTTCTACATATTGATCAAGTTTATTATTAACAATTTTTGTTAACTTGTTAACAATTTCACCAGATTTTGATATGGTATTATTAAATTGTTCACTTTTTACTACATTTTCTGCAAGATAACCGCCAACCATTAAATATGAAGTTTTTTCTGTAGGTATAATAGTAGAAATACCGATAGATATAACAAATATAATCACATCAATCTTTAGAATTTTTTTAATAGTTTATCAAAAAAACCTAAAATAACTAAACAACATATACTTATAATTTCAAAAGCATGAGCTATTCTATTAATATTAGAGAAAACAGTAATTGCATAAATCAATAAAGCTAAGTTTATTTTAGATCATCCCCTAAAAAATCGTCATTAACATCACCTAAAAATTGGTCGATGTATTCTAATCCTTCTAACAAATCTTCTTCAGAAATTTTAGGAAAAATTGTTTTCATTACGGAAAGATTAAATTGTTCTAATTGGTCAAATGTAAAATCTGAACAATCATCACTAACATGCCATAGTGATAATATTTGATTTTCTTTAGTTTCTCCAGAATTTGAATTCCAAAACGTGTACCAATTACTATTACTCCAGCGCGAATATGACACAATCATTCTCCATTAAATTTAAACTCAAATATATTATACTATATCTTCAACTATTTCGTCAAGCATTATATTAATCATTTGGTGTCGTAGTTGGTTTAAAACATCGTTAGAGTAAATGAAAGGAATTTGTTGATAATTATCAGGACATCTTTCAACATTTCTTCTAATGCATTCTTGTTCGTAGGAATTTGCAAATTTTGGATTTAACCAGAAATTATAATGTTCGGTGGTATGATCAAATAATTCTATAAGGTAAACTTCTCTAGAATCGGTATCAAAATATATTTGGACATCAAATTCCGAATAATCTTGAAAATCTAAAATATAACAATTTTTACCAAAACAACTCCAGCAAAATTTTGCACCACTAGAAATCCTATAATCAATTATTTCTAAAGCTTCTTGTACTTTCACGAAAATATCTCAATAATATATGTAATCAATGCGTTATATTGAACGAATAAATTATTATACCAATCTAAAATTGCGCTAAAAATTCTACAAAACATCATTTTTAATAATAACATTACTATAACAAATAGTACAAATGTTTCTTCATCTTGATTCATTATGCGCATTTTTTATCGTAAATACGTTCGCCCATATAATATGTTTTTGTTGTAATACAACCATCTTTAGTGACAAAAACTTCTGGTTGGTTTTTTGGAATTGAATTTGCAATTACTACAGCATAGGTATAAAACACACTACCAATTAATACAACCATAACAAATAAACAAACCAATGAAATAGATTTTAACAAATTACTTCTCTCTTAAATGTTGATAAATCGCTATTAGAATAATCATAAAAATTTAGCGAAATTGTAGAATACCCTTCATTAATTTTAACTTCGATAACTGGAGCAACATCATCAAAATATGCAGAAATTCTGTTGAAGTTCTTTTGATTTTTAGTTAATTTTTCAGCTTTCTTTTTAGAAGATCTAACATTTCCGAATTCCGGATTAACCCATGTTAGTTTATTTGGATCATTTGATAAATCAAGGATATTTCCAGTAGAATCAACAACATAATCGCCATTAGGAGGACTCCAAGATTTCTTTTCTAACTCTACCAATTCTTCTTTTAAAGAAGATAAAA